TGGTATATAATTCTATTCCGACCTCGGTAAACTCTGTCCGGGCGACATCGGTATAAACGTATTTAACGCCGCAATGATTGCTTGAGTCGGGACCATAGCAATAGGCCATGCATAATCTGCCCGTTGAATGAGGGATAATATTCGGGCCGTACTCGTTATAGGTTTCGCCGGTTAAAAACGAGCCGTCAAAAGGAATATCATTTGTTCTTTGCGAGGAAACTATTTCGACCAACGGATGACGTGATTGCGAATCCTGAGCGGTGGCCAGAGTTGCATCGAGAGTCAGCGCCATTTCAAACCTCGCTCATGATTAATAGAGGGATCTTGACGTTTAATCGCCGGTGGCCGGTGGCGTTAGAGAGATGAATAAAATATTCGCCGCTCATAGGTAGCATTTGAACATTAAATGTCTTGCTGGATCCGTCCTGCGGATCAAAGACGACCTGTGCATCAGCCTCATATATAGCCCGTAAAGAGGCGTATTGCGATGTCGGCATGGAAGCCCAAAACAATTCAATCGTTTTTCCGTCATAATCTACGCCCCATGAAAAAAAGGCTACTGACGAGTAGGTCTGCACATGGGCAACCGATCTATCTTTTTCGATTAACGTCATTTTTGACGGCTGCACCGCAAAAGTATAACCGCCTAAAACCATGTTGCTCATCAGGAATGCCTCCGGATAATTTCTTCAGCTCCGTTTTTAATTAATTGAGGCAGTTCGTTCTGCAGTTCTACAATCATCTTTTTACTGCCCACATCAGAACTGATAGGTATCTGGAAAGAGAGATTGATATCTCCTCGGCCTCTGCCCAATGCTTTCACTTGCGCCGGAGTGAAAACACTCTCATCATCCGTTAAAACTGCGGGTATTTCGTTGGGCGCAAAACCATCATGGTAGCGCGGCGCACGAGCAAAAGCCGCAGCCGGTATCATTCGCGTGAAGGCGGGAGATTCGCCGGGGACATGACCGCCATGAAAATAACTGGCATATCCTGACGACGATCCGCCCATAGTATATGAGCCAAGAGAATTCATGCCTGCCGGAGTGCTGGTATCAGCGCCCACGCTGCTACTACCCAGGAGACTAGTACCAAAACCGATGAGAGTACTCATCAAACCGCTGCCAGACCCGCCTTTCATCATGGCCTGAGTCGTGATCCAATTCATCAGCATGTCCGCCAGCATTTTACTGAAAGCCTGAAAAAGCGAGTCGGTAAAGGCCTGCCAGTAATCATCGAAAGATTTAAGATTCCCCTTCATCGCATCAAAAAAGATGTTTTGATAACTATCGTGCATGGCGGTTGCGGAGTTTTTTGCCAGTTCTTCGCCCTGCGTAAAGTAAGTGCCCAATGATTTATTATAATCAGTCAGCCCTTGCGACAGACCGCCGCCGAAAGTACCGGCCCCGGCGACCGTTCTGTAAAGAAGGAGTTGCGCTTTGCGCTTTTCCTCTGTAGCCCACGCCTCAATGGCGACTTCGTTAATTTTTAATTCGCGGTATCGTTCGGCCTGTTTTTCGATCAGTGCAACGGACGCGGCATAATAGCTGTCTTCATAGCCGCGCAGATCCTGATATATATCGCGTTCGGAAGTAAGCCGTTCCTGGGCTTCCTGCTGCCGTTTTTCATAGATCTGCTTATCTCTCTCGGTTTCTTCTTTTACACGGGTTTCAAAGGCTTCCAGGGCTTTGTTTTCGGCTTTTATGATCGCGTCCGTATCCGCTGCCTCTTGCGCTTTTTGTATAAGATCGATCGCTCCTTTAATCTTGCCGTATTTTTCGGTAAGTTTGTCGGCTTCCAATTGATTGGCAATAAGATCTTTCTGAAGTTCGCTCATCCCGCCGCCTTCAATCTTCGCGTTGAGCGTCATTTCCGCTTCGCGCCAGGACTTCATTAAATCGTCGATGTTCTTCTTCGCCGTAATTGCCGCATTGTAGGCTCTCATTTTCTTCTCGATCGCCTCAACTGCGGCTCGGCTGTCGGCAAGTTCCTGCGCGGTGGCCTTCTTGCCAACTTCAGCTGCCCCCATCATATTATCGTAGGATTTTTTGATTAATTCATTTCTTGCGCCCCACGCGTTTTTGGAGAATTCCATAGCAGCGTCGGCAGTTGCTCTATTATCAGCGGCTCTCTTTTCATCGCCCATCGCTTCATAAACTATAGCCCGGTACCGCGCGTAAATCGAAACGAGCCCGGCCATGTTGGCTGTTAGTCCGAGCGTACCGGCGGCGAGATATTGGAATTCCGCATAAAGCCTCTGCGTCACATAAAGAAGCCCTATGCCGATTTCCTCTTTTGTTTGCTCCGCCTGGACCTTAAACCTCTGCATGGCCAGCGTCGCCTGATCCTGAGTTCCCTGCAGCATTTTTTGTTTTAATTCGAGATTGGTCATTGCCAGTTCATAAAGAACAGTTTCGTCAATTCCGGCGTTAATAGCCTCAGTCACAACCTTCATCTGGCTTTTAGTTGCCGCGCCCATCTGTACGAGCGCGCGCGGCATCCGGGTGGATATCGAGTCGGCCAGCCGGTCGTATGCTTCAGCGGAAGACGTTCCGGCGATCTGAGATGCCGTGATGATTACTTTGGAAAATCGTTCAATCTGCGACGGATCATAACCGAGAGTCATCATTTTGATGGCTTTCTGCATCATAGCGGAATCGTCAATGGTTTCTTTGGTCGCCGACTTCATTTTGGCAATCATCCGTTCGGCATTCGCGTCGGCTGATTCGGCCATGATTTCGAATGAGGACGCGACTTGCAGCGCCTGCGCGCCTTTATCCATGTAGTCCATCGCCTTAACTACAGCCATGTAGGCGGTGGCCGCTTTGGCGGTCATTTCCAGGTAGGACGATTTTAAGTTGTTGAGCGCGGAGGTGGTTTTAGGCGCAGCGGTGGTAACTTTATTGAGCGCTTCTTCGGAATTTTTCCCGAATTGCTTCATGACGACGGAGCCGTCGTCATTGACAGTAAGCTGTACGGAAATTGTATTTTTGTTACTCATAGTCGCTTCGCTCTAGTTAAATAAAGTTTTAAGATTTAAGGGTTAAGCTACTTTGTGGGCCTTCGGCCTTTTTTCTTAAATCTTAATTACTTAAATCTTAACTACTTTTCACTTCCACTAAATAAACCGGCCTGGGCTGATTGAGTTCTTTTTCATTTATAACCTCTTCCAATCTGCCCAGGTCTCGCCACTCCTCAACGGTTAAATCGTTTTTTTTGAACGGATACCCGGCTCTTTTAAGGCCCATGATCCGCATTACCTTTTGTGTGTATTCGCTTAAATCCTGGACTCGTTTGCGCTCGCAGGTCGCACAGGTTATGTCTAAATAGTCGCCGAATTCGTTTGCGCATTTATCCTGCTGAAAGTCGCCGCAAAGCCCTTCGCGGATCGCGTCCAGATCCGCTAAGTAGGGTCCTCCTCTTCGACCTCGCCAATTGTCAAAGCATTTTCAAAAACGTGCATGGCCAGCATAGCGATGACATCCGGCGCATATTTTTCGATAAACGATTTCCATTCGGCATCGTAATTAGGAGAATCCTGTTTGGAAGATAATGGTTTGCCGTCTTCCTTCTGAAACTCGCCATCCGCAATGCCCGAAAGGATCTTCGCGCCGAACTTCATGCGCGTCTCGCCCATTGTCGATTCGATTTTCTTCCCGTGGCGGGAAATCAGTGAATTAGAATATTTAATCCGATCTTCCGCTGACGGCAGTTTATATTCCAGTGTGATACTCCCGCCCGCGATGTTGTCCTGAAAAGTAATCCTGCACGGTTTGTCCGATAAAATTCTTGCCATAACTTATTTCCTCCGGTGTGTTATTTATTTCGGATTCCCGTCTCTGCGGGAATCCGGCTTTCTTAAATCTTAAAACTTAATTACTTAACACTTGGAACTTCTACTGCGCGTAACCTGTCTGCAAATTCTGGACGATGGCAATGACACTGCCATAAGTCGTGTGTTCCAGGACCTGGAGATCACCGGCTTCGGCTAACCGCTTCCCATCCACGGATATCGGCGAACCTAATACCGCAACCTGCGGGAATATCAGTTCCAATTGATACTTATAGGTGGCGTCATAAAGAGCGCCCTCGCACTTCAAATACAGGCCCAGCGTGTCATTGTCCGCAATGTGTTGCTGTAAAATAAACTCGCGGAATTCCCGATCCAGCTTAATTTTCTGCGAGCGGCCTTCGCGCAGGGCGCTGCTGGCATAAGTACCGGTTGAGCCCATAACGAATTCCGTTTTCAGATTATTATTGAATGCCCATTCCAGCGATTTGACTTCCGATGCCAGCGATCTGCCGCCTTCAAATGCCGACCCGGACCATGCGCCGCCGACTTTCAGCGTTATTCCGGACACGCGCAGCGGAGTCTCCGTGATCCGCGAAGGGAAGGTCATCCAGCCGGATTCCGTGGGGATATACAACACCTTGAATGTTTTCTGCGTGTGACTCGCGCTTGGCGCGACGATTGTAATGACGGCAGGAGTGGCCCCGGATACCGCCGAATAGCTTACTTCAGTCCAGACACCGGTCTTCAATTCCACTCTAATACGCTGAACATTGGCAAGCCGCCCTGCGGCGTCGCTTCCTTCTACGGCGTTTGCCGCAAGCGTCAGAGAGGTGCCGTCAATGTAAGCGGTGATAGATTCTTCAGTGAGATTATCAGTCTTTTTCCCGGTTCCTTTGATTTGGGCCGAGATTGAACACCAGGAATCACGGGCAAACTTCGCGGTGAATGAATCCACAAACATTGAAGCGAAGCGTCGCTTCAATATGGTTTTCCCGTAACGTTGCGCGGCGGTGAATGACGGCAAAGACCGGCTCGCATCCAGATCACCATCGATGGGCGTGATTGTATGCTTTTTACCTGCGCCCAATGTTGTCGGTGTGCTCACTCCCAAAGCATAAGACAATAAAAATCCGAAATGCTGCGCCTGCGCAATCGGGAAATCCATCGGCGTACCGGCCATAGCGCCCAGATCATAAATTGTGTCCGGCTCTTCCTTGCCGATCGCCTCATTGCCGTTATGTTCGCGCCGCGGCTCCAGATTAATTACGTTGTTTAACGCGCAGAGCATCGTAGTATCCAGCGTCTGCTCTGTATTAATCCCGGTTTCCTTCAGGCCTGCGGAAACGGCAATCAAATTGTGTGTTGCTTGGAAACTTCTAGGCATCTTTTATTCCTCCTTTTTTTTTGTTCGTGAAGGGTGAACCGTGAATAGTGACTCTTTCAAATCATCATCTTTCACTTTTCTCTTCTCACTGTTTTGATTTTTAGTTGTTTGCGCCGGTTCCTCCGGAAGCACATCAAACCTGTTGGCGTATATTTCCGGGACGTGATCATAAATTTTCCCGTGGACAAATTTTTCTCCCGCAGCCGGGCCGTCAACCATATCGAACGGCGAACAATTATCTTTTAATTTATATCGAGACATGGCGTCCTCCTTTTTTGGGTTTACTTCACCCTTCAAATTTCTACCGGTTCAATCGCGCACAGCCGCAATTCCGCGTAATGGCAGAGCACGCCGCCGAACATGCGGATTTCGCTGACATCCAACTGCATGCCCATTGCTCCGGACATCGGCCCCCAGTCCGGGTTAATCGTCCGGCAGGCGTCGTTTAATGTTTCCGCCGCATCCGTATCGAATGCGTCCATGACATTTTCCAGATGTTCATCAAACGCAGTGCCGGTATCTTCGTCGTCTTTTAATCCCATGAACTTCCGGCAAACAAAGACGTGCGCTTTTTCGTATTCGCCTTGCGTATTTTGATTTTTCGGGCATTTTTCCCGGTGGAACATACAGCCGTTGATCTTGCCGTCCTTATCCTTGAACAACGAGAGAAACTTATTCCAATCGTTGCTGAATCTTTCGTGATCATGCACCACGCCGATGCCGGAAACGCCGGAAACGATGACCTTAATTTGTTCGCGTATGCTTGCAAGACTCATTCGTTTTGGCCTTTTTTTCTTAACCCTTAATTACTTAAATCTTAATTACTCACCTGTTTAACTATGTCGCCGGGAATCATCTCCAGGATCCGGACGACCGCCGCTTCATTTTCCGAAAAACCTTTATCGAACATAGCCGCGCCTTTTGTCCCGCGTATGGAAATTGCCCGCGCAATAAGAAAGGCGACAGATTTTGCTTCTTTTCCGACAATGCCCAGTTTCTTTTCGACCCAGTGCTGAATGGGAGCGACCGGTGGGAAGTGCGGCTGTGTTCCCATTTCCACCGGTTCACCATAGATGGCGGGAGTTCCGAGGATTCCTGAAACTGCTATTCCGGCAGTGGAAACTTTTTCAATAAGAGTATCCCGCAAATGAACAGGACCCGCACCGACCGGCGTCAGTAATTTAATCGCGCGTTTCAGCAGCAGCACGGCCTCGGTAATACGACTCACACGCGCCTTTTGCGACTCGTCCGGATACTTCCGCGTCAACTCTTTCAGCCCGTCAATCTTGGTCGCGATTTTAACGTCCATTGTTATTCACCATTCACGTATCGCTTTAGCGAAACTTCCTCGGATGCGTTAAATTATCTGATCGCCATGACGGCTTCGCATCCTGATCCCTGGTCACACTGGCCGGAAGGGTTTTGCCTTCCTCAATGCCCATAAAATCGAAATATAATTTGCGATAAGTGCGCGCCCGCGCCGCGTATTCCGACGCCTTGCTTTTATGATCGACACTATCGGCCTGAATCGTACTGTCGGAAGTCTGCGCGTAATAAGTGGCCAGCATATTGCAAAAGTGCGCCGCCGCCAGCATCTGCACGGCCTCTTCAGCGGCGGTCTCTATAGTGCAGGCGGCATCCGTACAGGTATGCAGCGCCGTATATGTCACGCGGAAAGATTCCGTAGCGGCAGGTTCGTCCTCTAAAAAGCGTAGATTCTTGCCTGTCGGCTTTTGGTAGATTGCCCAGGCATCGTCCTGCAGGACGGATGCTTCGGCTTCGGTATCATCCACCGGATATTCCACTTTTTTGATTGAAGAAAAGCCATCCTTCCACGAAGCAAGCAGCGTAAGAGCGTAATCGAACACACCCGCGCCTGTCTCATCCTCGACGACAACTTGAGGATAATGTTTGGAATGCTCTTTGACGGCGACGCCGATCGCCGCTATTTTTTCGGCTTCGCCGAGCGGTAATTCTCCGCCCACAAGATTGCTGATCGCCGCTATGTAGTCTTGTCGTGTACTCATAAATTACTCCGTCATTCCGGCGTAGGCCGGAATCCAGTCAGTTCTTAAACACGCCACTCACGGAAAATGTAAATGACGTTCCGCCGACTGTGTAATAAATTCTTAGATAATTCCCGAAGTTGGTTATCGCCTGCCGGGTTTGCCCGGTCGCCGTGATCTGGCTGATCGTCGTGTGCGTGTACCAGGTCACATTGTCCGGCGAGGTCTGGATAATTATGTCCAAAGTTGAGGTCCCGCTTTCAGCGGTAACATCCACAAAAATCTGCCCCTCGCTGTAGGCCGAGACATCGAACGCCGAAGTCTGTGAAGTTGCGGCAGTTTTTACACCGGAAGATGAAAAACTGATTAGCCTGGTCTTATGATCCTGGGCCCAAACCGGAGAAATCAGGGTTAGAACCATGACGAGAGCGGCCACACAAACGGCAAAACCATGCCTATTTTCAATTTTACCCCCCCGGCCTGCCCGATTGATCGTCACGAACCGAAAAAGTGGCTTAAAAGCCATTTTAAACCGTTTTTTCATTTTTTAGTCTCCTTCTTGACCTTAATTTCAGTTTTCACAGACCACAAATCAGTCTTGCGGCTTCTGAAAACCGGGCGGAAGTTTCCTTCCGCCAGGTTGTTTTCATTGCTTTTTTACTACTCAATAACGTACGTAATTATAAAATCCACACCGGTGGCGGTGTCCGCGTCGCCGCCGGTCTTGCCCACAGTAATCGCCGTTGTCGCGTCACATGCTATATAAGATGCACCGTCCGCTGTTACCGCCGCATTGGTCCCGCCGGATTTAAGCACGGCAGATTGC